CGCTACGTAATTAACATTGTTCTTGATAACTAGTAGCGCTGGATCCAGAAACAACGTTGACCAAGGTTCAAGTAGGCATACTCTCACCGTGCCTTATCTTAGATAGTGATCGAGAAACTGTTGATAGTGAACGGAGAACCCACGGCCACCAACGTCGTGAACACGTTCAGATCTGCACCCGACGTGCCAACTGAAAAATCAAACCGCACTGCTGCAGCATTCACACCTTGCACCACCGTGTTAGCATAAAACCTACCCCAGCCGATATTCCCCTGTGCCAAGCACGCATTTGTTTTCCACGTTTCCCCTGACTTAATCCCCATCGCACCAGCAGTTGGCGTATCGAACTCCAGCCCATTCGTAGCCACACCAGACGTAAATGCCCCGCCTCCGTTCGTGATGATCGCCAGATGCGTCCCGGTCTCCGCAGCATCAGCACTTGCCGGCTGACTGCCAGTAAACAGATAGATAACGCCATCAGCAAACGCAGTCTTAATAGCAGCCAGGATTGCATTGCGGTACGCCACTGATCTTCTTTCAGCCATCTTTATCTCCTATTCTGTAGTCAGAACAACTCTTTCATTTATCTTCAACGCTGCACCACGAATCCCAGTAAAGTCCTCGGGTGCAATCTTTCCTTCTGTCAAATTCCTGAACTGCCCGTTACTCCCGATCCAACAAATCCCTTTCTCTGTCAGTAAAACATATCCTTCTCCCGACAAACCAAACTGCAGATCCAGTCTCATCAAGCTCGCCGGCACGTTCATCTCAGTACAACAAAACTCCTTCACTCCATAAGCAACCCGCTTCCTAACCTCCCATTCCCTCGGATTACTTCCATCCAGAAATACCAACTCATTCCTTGTACCTATCCAGACACCGCCTTCCACCGCCTTAACCAGCACAATCCTATCAACAAAGTCGACAAATCTCCCCATCAATTCAAACTGATTAAACGCAAATTCCTGACTCACCCACAGAACATTCCCTTCCGCAGCCAGCATATATCCACCCATGACTGCCATATGCACACAGTCGGGTGGTCCAGACACATCTGTATCCGAGTAATGCGATACCACTTCTGCAGGCAACTCCCAGGCCAAACTCACTCCACCTTCAACGATCCCTTTGTTTATCGAGTTCCCGTAATAAATCTGATCATTAACCCCACAGTATCCCATACGAAGCCCAGGAACAAGCCCACTGCGAAGACCTGTAAGACTATAATCAGAATTGACCTTAAACAACGAAGCACTCTCACCGAGTTCCTTGACACAGAGCACAACTCCTTTATAACTGAACCCACTATGGAAGCTTCCAGACTGCGCCAACTCGACAGATCTTCTCGATGAAATAACTCTCCCGCCAGATTCAACGTCAACATTCACTGCCTTCTGCAAAGACACAACGCCCTTCTCAGCATCGTACCCCAGCGCATCCGGCATTGACAGTGTATCAAGTCCACCTGTCGCACTGAACAAGACAATCGGAGTTCCCATTAGTCCTCCCAACTCATCAAGCTGTGACGTTTACTTCTGGCAATGTGCTCTTTAAGCTTCTGCACCGCGTTCTCGTACATCGTCATGTAGTGAATCGTGTTCGTCCTGCTTCCTTCTTGCTCATCTTCCTCCAGCTCCCACACTCTCCACGCTGCCCAGCATACCCCGATCCCGTTATGCAGTGAAGTAGGAAACTCACTCGGAACATCAACATCCTGAGAAAGCACCGCCGGGTTCTGCAGATACAATATCATCAGCGTCTGAGCAGCCGTGGGAATTGGCTGGTACCACAGGTTATTCCCTTCTAACGCGACATACTCCACCTCATTCCCAGTCTCATCCATCGTAGGATACATATCCATCAACTCTTCCAGCGACTTCAGAACATGAACCGAGTCAGAAGACCCCACTCTCCTTAGCCTCCCGCTGAACCCTCCGTCCAGACCTGTCAACGTAACATACGCTGCGTCCGTCGCAGTCTGCACAGTATCAATCCGCTTCAGTCCAGGAATCACAACTTCCATCGCCGCGTTCGCGAAGCCTTCATTTATAAGAGCATTCCACTCTGTGTCCAACTTATTAATCCCCAGGCAGGCTGCCTGAGCCGCTGTCCGCATAGCAAGTAAATTCATTACCCATTCCTCCTTACCACTTGTAAGTGAACCTAAACAGCTGCCTGGGGAGCTTAGCTCTCAAAACCAATTCATCCGAAGTACCTTCCCATCCGTTACACCTTACTTCAAAGCTACTCCAGACGAGTCTAAAAAATCATCACTGCACTTCCCGCAGTATGCGACCATAGCTGATTCAACGCCCAACTTATACGCTGTCCAGTATTTCGCGTGATCAGAATCTTTCACAGAACCCTCAAGGCAGGATACAGATAGCGCATACCCCATAGCTGCATCTTTACAAATCGCAGCCTTCCGCTCCGCAGGTGTACTGTCTCTATTCAAAGCAAGTGTTGAGCAACACAACACTCCCCACAAGCACACGATAATCATGAACATACGCAGCATTAAAATCATCTACTTTCTCTCCTACTTACCGAGATTTAAATCACACTTTTTGTGATACTCGGATACCTAGTATCCAGGAATCTCCGTGAGCAGAACGTGAAGCCGTGCAGCTCCGGCAGCGATAGTATCTGAATTGGTCATGGAAGCGTAGATCACAGGGACGTCAGTTACAGCGCCGGTGAGAACGTAAGGCGCAACGTAGGAGCCGAGGATCTTGGCTGCGAGCCAGTCGCTGGTAGTTGATGTGGTAGAGGCGTACCAGCCGGCGGTGCCGACAGTGATATCAGCGTTGAGGAGGTATTCGTCAGCATCAACGATGGTGATATCTCCTCCCGTGGTGACAGCGTCAGTGGCGAGAGTGCCGGAGCCGATGGTGATAACAGTGTTGGCAGTGAACGCAGTGATTACCTGCAGAACGACTTGTTCAATAAAGAACTTCTTGACCTTGGGGAAGGAGAAGAGAATAGCGCCCTTGTCTTCGCAGGCGGGGCCAGCCATGATACCGGAGGAGATCCAGTAAGGATTCAGCCAGACATGGTTTCTTTCATCAGTACGGCGATAGTCAATTGCTGTGATAGTGGCCATGTGTTAAACTCCCGTTTGTGGTAAGTGGGTTGTTAGTGAATTAATGCATAATCAACGAAGACGATGAGCGTCCCGGCGCTGGTACCAGCTGAAGTGGTAACAGTGATCATGCCAGCTGCTGCTGAGAAGTACTTAGCGATGTCCGCTTGACGCATACCAGCGTCAGTTACGTCCGAGAGTGCAGCATCTAGGAAGTACGACGGATTTGCCGTCTCCCCGTTCCCGGCGAAGCCAACGGTTACAGAACCAAGGGCGCCGAACGCAGTCTGGACGAAGAGGTAAACATTGCTGACAAAGGCGTACCGGGGAACTTTGATGACATTGTAAGTATCATCCGCCGGTGATACGAGCTTTTTGGAACGCTCGAGAATGCGATTGTCAGCTTTGTAATGACCAAAGAAGTTTGTCATTAAAGCCTCCGTTATAAAGTGTTACTTAGTTGATGCGTTCCCCGTAAGCCGTGCCGACGATGACTCCGTAATCCTTGGAGTCGAAGTTGGTCTTCTTCACGCCGAAGATACCTCCGCCACGGATCATGACGAAGCGTTTGGCGTCCTTTTCGTAAGGCACGAAGGACATGACAGAGGACTTGGATTCACCTGCACCACCCCACGCCCAGCATGCAGCCTGAGGTCCGAGCAGAACGTTGCGGTATACTCCACCGGTGCCGACAGTGGCGATCTTGGGAATACGCTCGGACTTGGAGATGAGCATTCCGTTGTACTCGAACTCGACGTTGGGAATACCAAGCTTGTTGGCCGCCCGGAGCAGATCACCCCACTGAGCCACGTTCGTATTCTGCCTGAGCTGGTCGAATACAAAGGTATGCAGGATGACGCGGTAGTAGTTCTTGCCACCGGACTTGAGCGGGCGGATCTTGAACGCACCATTGATAGGCATCTCTGCACGCTGCTTCATGCGGTCGAGGAAGGTGAGATCCATGACATCAGCAGCAGTGACAGCGGCTTCGGCGGTGGCAACAGCAGTGTTGTCAGCCTGCCCAGCAGCGATGTGGTGACTTATATCCGGCTCACCGATAGCATTGGCGAATATCTTTCCCGCGATACGGAAGCTGGAATTCCCCGCCAAGGTATTGATCACGAGGTTGCTGAGCTTGTCAGCCCACCATTCCTGCAGACCATCCTTACCTTCCTGCATGAGGTTGTAAGGTACACGCTGCTCTTCCATCTTACCACCGGTATCGACTGCATGGTTGAGCTCTTCGATCGTCATGTTGAAGTTACGGAAGGAGAGTTTCTCTTCGTTACCTTCCACAGTGTCATTCCCAACAATACCTTCACCGGTCAGCGGGAGGCGAATACCGAAAGTGATCTGATCGCCTTCGCCCTTACCGAGATCTGTTCGAATCTGAACGATAGAGTCCGAGCCGGTGCCAACGAGATCGTTGAATTCCACTGCCGGCAGAACGACAGCGAAAAGGTCTTTCGCCCAGCGTTTTCTGGTAAGTGCATCATTGGTAAGAAATTGAGTCTTAGGATCCATTACGATTCCTTTCTGGTGTTAACAGATGGTGTTATTAAAGTTGACCAGTCAAGTACATCTGGCGAACGTTCGCAGGTACTTTCGAGAATTCCATCTCATCCATAGCATCAAGCTTTGCAGCAGTCCATCCTGTACCTTGAGCCGTGTCAGTTGGGCCGAGAGCCGTAACAGAAGGCGGAGCTTCAGCTGGCTTCGGTGTCCGTGCAGTAGTAGCTGCGGGTGGTGCCGCAGACGTATTTGCGACTGGCTGAGTTTGCTTTGCGTATCTTGGATGATTGGACTTGATTGTCTCATACATCCAGAGATAAGGATTCGGCTGTTTCCAAATCGCATTCTCGATTTTCAGCGCAGCTACGACAGGGTCGATGCCTTGATCCGCGGCGACTTTCGCTGCCATTGCATCAATCAAGTCGTTGAGATTGCTCCTGGAGCAAACCTCTTTTACATCTTCGTACTTTGGATTTACTGCCATCGTCTCAGCGATAGTAACCAAAGATTCGCTGCGCCTACTTCCGGTCTCTGACAGCTCAAGTTGTAACTGCTCAAGCTCACTCAACGGGACAGTTTCATCTTGCTTCGATGCTGGCGGCTTACCAGCCGATCCACTGTTCATAAGGTCATCGTCATCGAATTCACTTGCCGGCTTTGCAGATGCTTGACGAAGCCGCCGGAGTTCTTCCTCCTGCCTCTGCTGCTTAGCATTAGCGATGGAAAGCTCCTTACGCATTTGCCGGAGGAGTCGAATCATTTCAAGCTGTTCAGCAGACGGTTCCTTCACTTCTTCAGGAGGTTTATCACCCGCCGTTGTTTCATCAGTTACCTGGGAGTCAGCCACGGCCTCTTTCGTAGCTGCGTCTTCCGCAGGTTCCTTAGTCTCCTCTACTGGAGGAATAATCGTATCAGTTGTCGTAATCGTATCCGCACTCGCCGGAGTTGCAGTATCACCTGCTTTTACTTCCACATCATCAGGCGCATCAAGCTCCGCTGCAAGATTACCCAATCGTACTTGCGTAGTTTCAGAATCTTGACCGCTAATCTCAGGTGCGTTTGGCATTTACTTACCCTTCCTTGGTTGTTTGTTTTGAGGTTTACCGCTACCGCTACCGTTCCCATTCCTGTTACCGATCAATTGCGGTTCCGGCTTATCCCTGTTCTTAAGGATAACATCCATTCTCTTTGTCTCAAGCTCTTTGTGCTTAATAGCAGTGTTAAGATCTATCTCTTTCTCTCTCAGTTCAAGCTCAGCCTGCTTAATCTGAAGCTCAACCTGTTTGATCTGGAGCTCAGCCTGTTTGATTTCTACCTCGGCTTGAATTCGCTGAGCTTCAAGTTGTGCTTGCTGAGCGGCGGCCTGTTGCTGCGATTCGAAGTTCTGCTTCACCCGCTGCTTGACGCTGTACGGGATGTCAGAATATTCCAGGATAATATCTGGTGGAATCGACCCAGGGTTATTATGATTCACCTCCGCCAGTATCTGCGCAATAGTAAGACGCATGGTAGCCGTCTCAGCCGTATCAGTTACTTCCAAGTCAAACTGCATAGCAGTGATATCATTAAACCCTTCATTCCCTCGCTGCAGTTGTGTATTAATCTCAGCCAACCTCTTCCCATCTTCCCCTTCTATCCTGATCACTTGAGGCATGGTCACATATTGCTGAATCAAAGACATTAACAGTTTTGTAGCATTATGCCTGCTTTCCTGAAAGTTACTGAAAAGCAAATACAATACTGCAATACCAGTTTCCTGCCTCTGCCTATCAGTAACCCCTGCCTCTCTACTCGATTGCTGAATCCCCATCAGCGGATCTTGTATTCCAGAAGAATCCTTAATCGCCTGGCTGGATATCTGATCAAACTGAGCATAGATCGGAGATATCGTAGGCTGTGTGAGGAACTTGAATTTATCAATCCCTCCCTTAGCCACTTCCATATAGAAGTTAGGCTCGGAGCTGCGCTCTTCGTACTCGTCAATATTCAAGATCATCCCGACTTCAGTTGCCAGGATACCTTTCGGCAATGTCTGCAGAAGATGAGAAAGCTGTCTCCGCATTACATTCACTGACCTCTGCGGATCCTTCATCATCGTCACCGGGGAGAACCAGGCGTTGGTATCTTCATTCCTATAAGCTCCGAATAGAATCGCCGGGAAACCTTCCCACTTGAGCTGACTCTTTCCCTCTTCCAGTACCTGTGTCCCGGAGAAGATACAATACCAAGGAACCTTCTTCACACCCTTGGCAAACTGCACCTGGCTGGTATCAACCTGTTGACTCGCAAATCCTTCAAGAACCAAGTTCCTCTCGTTCGCCTTACACGAATCAACAGCACCTGTCATAGGATTCAGGAAATAATAAACCTCCTCGTATTTGTAATACCACGCTTCCATGATCCTGTACAGATCACGAGCCTCGTTAAAGAACTGCGGCATGTCAGCATACTGCGCCCCAAAGCCCTGCAAGTTATACACATCCACCTTTGGATACTTAACCTTAATATCCATCTCACACAGCCACTTCTCTATGAATAGATACCTTGCATCACTGAGATCATACTCCTGCGAGTTAGAATCACAAAAGAAATTATACCCTCTAACTCTCCGGCAGCAAAGCACTGGCTCAAATGGATTACTCGTATCCACCCAGAAGTGCAGTAAACTTCTTCCTGACTTCACTGTATGCTCAAAGCAATCCAGTTCTTTCCTCGTCATCTTAAGCCGCTTCCGGTAATGCTTAAGCACGCCGCTCATCAACTCGGCCAGCGACTCATCTTCCCCTCCTACTGGGACCAGTGTCGTATCATGTCTTCCCCTGGCCGCAAGCCCGATGAGCATATCAATCTTCGGCTTAACTTCATTATAGACAGTCACCGGTCGCTTCTGCGCCGTTAACCGCATCTTAACATAATCATAATCCTGATCCCCAGCGTAGAACCTGTAATCCTCCGCAGCTTCTTTTCTCCACGAAGTCTCAGCTACCGAATTCTCAGCATCTCTCAACCACAGAAGAAGCTGACCAACTTCAGGAGGTAAATCATTCCACAGATGCTGCATTCTTTCACTTGGCATTTCAGGCTCCCAGTTTTAAATCACACAAAATGTGATACTCGGTTTATACTATGAGCACATCCAGCTTCCGAGTGTTGGTGTTGAAGATTGATTGTAACGGTTTTTCCTGCGTTGACGGCGCTTTGCTACTGCCCTGGCGATAGCCTCGGCTTGCTTGTTTCCCCAGACCTTGTGCGCCGTAGTGCTGAAGTATTCAGTGAGACCAAGGGCGTCAGCGATGTTTGGAGATTGAATTCCACGGAGTTTCATATCTCGCTTGGATTCGACTAAGATGGCACCGTTTTCATCAAATTTATACGTTGGCTGAGATAGTTCGTTTGCGAGTTCATGACCCATGTTTAACTTGGTACCGTTTGCAGATTCAATCTCAATATCAGGGAAGCTGTATTCAGCTTTCATGCAACGTTCTCGCATCATCCACCAGAGTTCATCGCGAAGTCGATGGAAACGCATTTTGTCTGAGGACTGGACAGCTACGTTAATACCGAACCAGACGCGGTTCATGTCTGGCTTGCGATGAATGTAGTCGATTACACCGGCACCGACTCCGATTTCGTCTATCGCTCCGCCTTCACAGTCAAGATCATGGAAAGTGTTAAGTGCTCTATCCGCGAGGGCTATTGTATTAAGCCCGCGGAATTCCTCCCAGGGATTGATGACGAGACCATGTCTTGGAAGGATGATTGAAGCATCTTCACCGTATCGAGCTACGTCGACACCGAGATAGAGAGGTTCATCTTCTGGTACAGAGATATCGTTACCAACGCACTGCATGGCCCAGGAGAGTGGGATTAACGTTGTTTCACTTTCAAGTGGCGGCTCCCCGGCGACACGGATTCTGAAGACGTTGGAGTCGATACCGTATTTGTCTATGAAGTATTGGACCATGTCCTTGGTTACGTTTGTAGATTTGCGAGAGTCCCAGTGGAGCTTATGCCATGCCTTGGATATCGAGCTATGGAAATGGGAGTCGTAGAAGTAACCATTACTGCGAGTCATGTTGCCGATAAGGAGAACGCGGTTATCCTCTTGAGTCAAAGCACCTTCAAGTGGTACATAGACCGGGTCTGGAACACCGGAGGCTTCATCGACGACGATTAAGAGATGGTCGCCGTGGAAGCCAGCTAGCGTTTCAGCTTGGTCTTCGGTAGATGCTTTTACTGAAGTTGATACCGCCCGAGCCCACCATTCATCCTTGGATTCTTTGTGGAAGATCTTGTCTTTCTGGATGACGAATTCTTCAGCTAGGATTGAACGTCTGAGCCATTTTGAGATCTCAGACCATAAGATATCGCTTAACTGACGTGCAGTCGGTGCTGTACAAACGACTTTAGCATATGGTCTGGTTGTGAGGAACCAGAGGACAAGCCAAGCAGCGGAGGCATCCTTTCCAGTTCCGTGACCAGAGCGAATGGTTGTTCGCTTGTGTTTAGCGAAGGTGGAGAGAAGCTCAGCTTGCTGCGCCGAAGGATTGACGTGAATGCAATCCTTGACGAAGAGCAACGGGGAGTGTCTCCACTCGCGAAGTTTTTGAAGGGCTAAGGACATAGTTACTTTCTTTCAGTTAGCAATCTTTTTAAAGCCGCTGCGAGGTTGTAGTCATTCGGCATTGGTCTGACGTAGCCTTTCATATCTGCTATACGTCGCTCGAGTGGGCCTATATCGGCTACAATATTACCGAAAGCTTCTGCAACACGCTCTTCTGGTATTTCAGTATAGTTATACACTCGAGATGTTATTGCATATGGATCTGTAATGCGATTTTTTATAAGGCTCAACATATCTTCATTAGTCGATGCTGGTCTTAGTGACCTTGCTTCTGCTATCTTATCCGCGAGATCTCCGGAGTTACGCAGTACATAAGAATCTTCTGTCCCAAGTATTGACCTAAGCAACTGCATGCCTGCATGCCCAAGTTCGTGGCCTGTAATAGCTGGTGTTGCTAGTGCTGATGATGGTTTAATGACAGCAGCAGATGGACTTACGCTTATTACCCTATCGTTAAGGTTCCATATACCACCTGGAAGTTCCTCACGAAACTTCTGTATTTCAGCATCATCTAGTGGAAGGTATTTGAAATCATCCACAAAGTCTGTTATGGCAGATGGAACATTTTCTACTGTATTCTTAGATCTAGCCTGTAATTCTTGAGCGTACTTTTCAACTATTCCAGGCGACGGTTCATAAACATCACTCCACAGATCGAACATTTCCTTTGGTATAGATGACATCTTCTTGACAAGATCTTTTTTGGTAATAGCTCCAACACCAAGGTCTATAGGAGAAGCAAGTGGGTCATGGTCAGGATTGCCGATAGACTCTCGATGTGTTTGCAAATTCTTTGCCAGATCAGAAAGGTATTCCCTTTCACTCTCAGCATAACTGGGAGTATATTCCTCCGGATAATCTGGAAGCACCCGAGGTTTATTTCTTTCATCTACTGGCAAAGCAACGAGTTGCATAGCTTAATATCCCCAACGAATCTCAGGTTTCCTGCCATACTGCTCCAAAAGATCTTCTGCCCCGGCGCTGTTTTGAAACTGGCTTAGCATGTCAGCCATGCTCACACCACCGAAGTTGATTCTTTTCTTTTCCTTCTTACCTTCGCTGCCGGAGGTATTGAATGCCGATGCTGCGAGATTAGCAAGCTGCTCTTTCGATAGTTTGTTCAAATCAATACTTGGCATATCCACAGTCCTTTATCATTTAGGCAGAACGGTTAGTTCTTTTACCTTGTTATATCCATTCCTAACAGCTGTATTCACAGCATCCCATAGAGCATCATCAGTTGTATTCTTAGTCCACTTAAAAAAGCGATCCAAGATATAGTACCAAACTGTCCCCCAGAAAGCAGCGGCAATCTGATTCTTCCATGCCCAGTCAATGACCGTTTGCACAAGCTCCCATCCAGAGACAAACTGATTCAGTACGTAAATAAGGATCGCTTTCATTTCAGATTACCTCATTTCACAAGTTGAATAGTCCCGATTATCTTACCAATCCGAGGCGGACGCATAAGAACATATGGTGCTGAGTCCTCAGAGCATCCCCATACAGCGTTACACGCGCGGGCTTTAAGTGTCCAAGGTCCACCAACTGCAAGCTGAGCCAGATCGAATTTGAAACCATACCTGCCAGTATCATCCCTTGGAATATTCTTCCCAGTATAAGGCGCCGGGAGGCCATCTATCTCGTAGTACTCCACAGGCTCACCTTCTGCAGGTGGATCGCATATCAGGAATGGCGACGCCCAGGAATCGACTACCGCAAAGAATAGTACAACCAGAACAATTAACATACCAAGTGCCAAAGCTGCAAGCTTTTTGTCGCACTCAGTTGATGGTTCGTAGCACTTCAAGTCTTTATAAAAAGGGTTTATAGGAATCATTTCAAGTACTCCTGCAACTGGTCGACTGGTACCGAGACGATGAGATCTCTCAGAGAAGTAAACGATATATCTTGAATCCAACCCTTGGAGAGAGCATTCTCAGCATACTTCCTCCACATGATCCTGGCTGCGCCTTCATGTTCAGGAGAAAGATTTTCTTCCACTGCACCAAGGCATGCAGCTTCTGTGCTCGCCGGGTTAGCCTTAATCCACGGGATAGCAAAGATCTTAACTTCTTCCTTAAGCCTCATGAATTCAGTGTCAAGGTTAGACACCTCTAGAACCTGCGTCGGAAAGAGCTTTTCCTGCGGTGGATCTGGGACCGTAGGCGACTCAACGCCCAGGTATTTACTCGGAGCACGGACAGCGAGAACACGGGCACCGGCTGGAAGATCAGCGACCTTGCAGCGGCCTTGCTCACCGTCCAACTCATATTCAACCTCGGCGCACTTGGCAGCAATATCTGGATGAATCGTTTGGAATTCGTAATAGCTCCGACCCAGGAGAACACCGGAAGCTTCGAGCAGGTTTGCCTGCTGTGTTGAACCCATCAGATGAAACACGCTCCTTCCATCTTCCGCAGTCCCAATCTCAGGTGGTTTGAACAGCCCTCGCCACTCTTCCTTGACCTCAATCCTCAGATTGATCGGTTCGCCATCTTCATCAGTCCCGTCGGCTACTGCGTGCGTCCAGCACTCAGGAACGATGTAATCTGCCTGCACTTTGTTATCTATAAAGAAGATGTCTATCATTTCATCCCTTCCTTATACTGCGAAGATACTGCCTTTTATTGCAGATCGCGCATTCTCTGTAGTAATGTTCAGTGCCGCAAAGGTCATCATAGTCATATTTCCACCTGTGCATGCCGAGTGAACACATAGCCATGGTATCTGTGGAGAAATGAACAGATACAACAAATACTATCACACCAACTATAAACGCACACATTGACAACAAATGTTCACCCCTTATCTTAGAGTCGTTGCAGTTCTGCGTCAGAAAGCCAGCGTTTGAAGAATCGGAGATTTGAAAACTTAGTAGGGGCGTTCAAGATTGTCCCCAAGAGTAACAAGGGAGAGGACAAGTCAAATGCTCCATCAAATGCAGACGCAGGACCATGCAATATGGCTTCCATATTCTTTTTGTGAGATATTTTAAACAACCTTAAATCAGTAGAAATCCTTAAAACTACTTTAATGTTNTCTCCTGCCACAAAAGTGAAAGCTAGTGAAGCCGCCGCGTTTGCTCCGTCATATGACACAAGTTTTGTTCCACCATTGAAAGTATAAATTAAATTGTTTGTTACAGACTTGCAAGCTAGGTACGACATTGCTAACGTTGGATATCCGCTGTATCCAAGCGACAAATCCAACACAACCGTCCCCTCGGCCTTGCAATCAGCAACGACGTCGAACGTTGTGACAGCACCTACGCTTGCTTCCTTGTTGAATCCCCTGATGGTACGCTCTTTGTCTTTGTAAACCACAAGTCCCGTAGTGTCTTGTACTGCACCCAGGAACCCCCAGGCTAACCTGTTGGAAGCGTCACGGGTGATGACCATCTTCCCTGAGTTAGTATATGGAGAAGCATCAAATGTGCTAAACTTGAAGAGTGCTGTTGCATCCGTCAGGTCACATTGTGTTGAGCCTGCTCCGGTCTGGTTTGCCAAACTCACCGACCATGCTTTGTCTATCGAGAGCATGGCTTGAAGCTCTGCCGAAAGGGGCCAGGAAAGAGTGTCGGCGGTGCGGGTAAGGGCAGATCCAGTGTCATTGGGAATAACTGATGTCACAACTGGTAATTCTTCAAGCTGCGGGAGGATGAAGTAAGCCACAGCACCAGCATTAACCTGTAAACTCAATTTCCATGTAGTTGCCCCAGGAGTCTTATTCTCGTTCTTGTATTTTGTATAACTAGAAGTGGTTGCAATAATAAGTTCAATTGCGCCAGCGCCAGACATCGACAATTTAGTGGTGCCGCTCCCTCTTACATATAATGACATTGAATGTGAATTGGTATTCCCGACTGTCCCCTCAAAAACAACAAGTGCATATGCCGTTCCAGCACTATTGTCCAGCTTATATACTTTCCCACTCGGGCAAATAGCACTCAATCCAGCAGCAGCAAGAGCGGCAGCATCATCAACCACTGATAACACGGAGGCTGCATCGCCTGATTTCGTCACTCCAGTCGTATCCACTGGATTCGCTGTCTTCGCCGTGACTTTATTCTGACTCTGCCCCTCCATCAGCAACTTCGGCTTCGGGACAATAGGTGTTCCGTCTGGCCTGGTGTTGAACCACTTCGAGGCGGTTGCCCCGGCTGTCGGGATGTATTCAGAAGGAAGTTGGTAAGCAGATCCGGTGATGTTTTCGACTTGGCATTTAGTTATCCATACAGTTAGCGGGGATGCTAGTGCTGCTACTGGATAGACTGCAAAATAATGATAGCCGATAACACTACTGGTCCTATATCCAGACCATGCAGCAAAATCAGTTCCAGACAAAGCTGTAGAATTAGCACTGGTTATAGTGGTATCAGTGAACCCACCTGCACCAGTTACAACAATACGAATAGATTCAGTCCCTATGAGTGCCCTAGATAAATGAATCATGGCCCTAGATACATAATAGCCAACTAATGGAATATAAAACTTTGATGATGCAGTATTCCCACTTGCCCTACAGGTGGAGAATCCTGGTGTCATGGTCTGGTCAAACTGCACTTTAGCTGAATTTAAGCCAAGGTGATTTTCATATGAAAGCGTTGGAGGCGTAGTCCCCTCCGCAATCCACCCTGAAGTCGGTTCACTATTGGGACACAGATTCTCAACCCTTCTCCCGCCTTCAAACCTCAATTCATTCACCGAGGCCATACGAACCACGCCTTCATAGTCCGTGAAAGCCGCAGTCGTGCTCCTGGTAGACGTGGGAGTATACCCGCCCTTCACGGCCAGTACATCAGCTGCCAGTGGAAAATAAATATCTCCCACCAACGCAGCAGCATCCAGCCCACTTCTCCCAAGAACAAGTTGTCTTCTCCGTCTCAACAGTCCAGGCATTAGTCCAGATCCCCACAAAGAGTAAGAGTAAACTTCTGCCCACTGGCCGGCGTAAACACATCCAACGTTTCAAGCACAGCGTAAATACTGCGAGTAGCATTCGCCGCTTTGAACGGTATCCGCAGCGTAAAATCCACGACCCTGGACATCGTAGAGTTAGTTGCATCAAACCCAGTGCTCATAGCCCCAAGATCAAAGTACCCGATCCTCAGGCTACTCGCAGTATAATGCTCTTTCCACGCGAGGTTATCCACTGCCAACGCCATCCCGAGCCCATTAAACAAATGCACCCTGAATCTTGGCGTAATAGATTTCAGATCCGTCGAAAGCCTTGCTCCAACAATATACCCACTCCCTCCAGGCCGCCTAACAAAATTAACAAACTCCATCGGAGTCGTGGCACTCTCACTGTTACTCACAACATCATACGCAGCATACGCCGTGATATTCGTCGGTCTCGTAAACTCCACTGAAACCACATTAATCTTCCCACCTACAATCCCTATATGCTCAGTCGCCATTTCAACCTCCAATGGGCATCGCCCAGTATTACACTTTGTGTGATTTATTCCTTAACATAACGGTTCCAGGAATGGAGAAATTGCTCAACAGTGCCATCGCCTAGGTGAGTATTGTAGTATTTCTTCCAGTACTTGGCGATGGCAAGGATGTCGTCAGCATCTGGAAGAGGCGTGGAGATGGAGAAGTATTTAAGACGGGCCATGATGATGGAAGCCCGAAGGTCGTATTGGAGTTGATTGAAGGTGAATGACTTAATAACCGGGAAGTTTTCTTGATATTTGTACTTGAGATATTGGAAAGTGGCTGGTTCTATCTGGAACGGGCCAAGAGCTGGGCCATCGCCGAGTTGCTTTAGGTAAGTGCCAAAGGAAGTTTCTTTAGCTGCGGTACCGAGGAGGATGGCGGTAGCCGAAGGGGTGTAAAGATCGACTTCCTTTAGCACTTGGGTTATTAAGTTTTTGAACTGCTTGAAGTCATAGGCCATAGTTGAGTTGTTTCCTTTAGAGATTGGGGAGATCGTCGTCTTGTTCGGGCTCGGGAGTAGTCGCAATCGCAGGTCCGGGTAAGCTGGGATTCGGAGGAGGAATAGATGCAAGGTTAGCGTCACCAGGACGCATAAGAAGATTTGCTTCCTCTTTTTCCAGCTGAACGAGGTAACTCACCAGTCCTTTGATTTCATTCGGCTTCCCTTCTATGGTAAGTTCGTGGTCTTTGAGGATCTTATAAGCGACTACGAGGTCTTTTAAAGGTGCCTCCGCGATTTTCTCAGGAGTTATGGCTTCGAGAACCTGGGCTTGCAGGGAGGTTAGTTGGAGCGACTGGATTGCCCGATAGCGCATGAGAATGCCCTGGGATTTCTGAATCTCAGCGATGCGGTTCTCGATAGTTACCTTAGAGCAGTTGAAGACCTCAGCGACTTCACGTGAGTCCATCCCGCGTTCCAGGCAGTCTATTAGGACTTCATAGTCTGTTTCGACTTTTGCTGGCATAGTAGTTAGTCCGTTATAAATTGCTCAAGAGAGATGCCGGAGTAAGCTAGGATCTCAGTTGAGATGTCGTTGGGGTAGTTTTCCAAGAAAACGACGCGAGTAATGCCGGCTGAGACTATGCGCTGAGCGCAGAATTTGCACGGGCTATTGGTGCAGTAGAGGGTAGAACCGGCTGTTTTGGTAGTGGCATAGTCGATAGCGTTGGCTTCAGCGTGAACGGCGCGGCAGATATCCAGGCGTTCGCCTGAAGGAATATTCTGCTCGATTCGAATACAGCCGATAGCCGGGTTTGTGCAGTGCGGATAGCCGGGTAAAGCACCATTGTAACCTGTACCTATGATTCTGTTGTCAAGGGTTAGGATCGCTCCTATCTTACGACGAAGGCAAGTTGATCGCATAGCAATAAGTGGAAGCAAAGATATGAAGTACGTATCCCAGCCAGGACGATTATCCCCATCTTCAGATGAAGCGGAGGTTGGTTTAAGTATTCGAAGGCTGGGAGTTACACGTTTTGACATACTCATTGCATCCTTTAGCTTCGCTTGGGTTTACGTACTGCCAACGTTCCTAGGCAGGTTATTGTATAAGTATCAACATCACCACAGTAAGAACAAGAATAACAGGTTCTATCACGTTCTGAAGGCATTTAGCGCACGACGACCCCGCTCGAAGGACCATTGCCAGTGTGGTAATGTTTTCTGAAATTATCCCAGCCCGGACAGTTATCGCACTCCGCTTGCATATCTTTACAGATTTCAACCGTAACGGTGTGCTTAAGAACCTCGTCATGTTGCTTGACTTTTTCAATAAGTTCCTTTATGGTAGTCCTTAAGAGCCATGCCATAAGTGCAAGCAACGCGGTAGTAATTGGATCCCAGGTTAATTCCGTAGGCACTTGCACGGCCCTCCTTTCTTGAAAGTGTCTTTGGGTATTTAAGGTTATTAACGCATGAATCTTTACAGATGTCAATGACTTTTTTAAAGGTTTACTGTACGAAGTGAATAACTTGTGATAGCATGTGCGCTTAGAAACAGATTCTGTATATTTTTCAGATTTTGAAATGCGTAAGTCATATTATAATATCTGCGTCCCACTTTAATTTTCCGATTGACAAACTGTATAAAACATGTATAATAGGTATAACCTATAACAGCAAACGGAGGAATTATGGCTGAGTTAATTACAAAGAACGGTTATATTGTATCAGTAGATGATGAAGACTTTAATCTACTTGAAGTATTTGATTGGTACGCTACTTATACTAAAGGAGGTTGGGGAATATTTACCAGAAGTATTGATGGATCTAGTTTAATTCCTATGGCACGATTACTACTTAACCCACCTAATGAGTTAGTAATAGATCACTACGATGGTAATCACTTTAATATGCGAAGAGATAACTTAGTTCTAATGACACAGTGCCAAAATATGCAGAAGGCTAACTATTCCAAAAGTACTAACGGAGCATCTAAGTATAGAGGTGTTGGAAAAGATAAATCAGGTACGAAGTGGCATGCACGCATCAGAACTGGTAGTGGTAAACGCATAAGCTTAGGAACATTTACTGATGAAATTCAAGCTGCTTTAGCATACGACCGCGCAGCACTTAAGTATTACGGTACCACAGCAGCTATTAACTTTCCAGTGGGCGGGATGGGAGGGACCGCCACCATTCAGTAGATTCCTTATCCTACTACTTCTACACACACACTTCTACTTTAACCATCATCCATCCAGTCTCATACGCAGCCGGGTACTCATTACACAAACTACCACAATCAAGTGACACCCCCCCC